GATTTTTAGAAGCCCAAAAAACCGCAGTATTGGGCAAGTTCCAAGAAATCAATAAGGAAACTGAAGCTTTCAAAAAGGAACTTGAAGATGAATATGGATCAATCAACATTAACTTGGAAGATGGATCGTTCTCACCTATTGAAAAAGAAGAAGATAAGAAATAATGTCTTCAATTATTAGAAAGATAAGTATTGGTTCTGACTATAAAACTGATGCTATGCACTACTCGATAGGGCAGTCAGTATATGGTGGTCATATTATATCACATATACTTTCTGATAACGAAGATAATTCTTATAATATTTTTATCAAAAAACAAGACGAAATATTGCCGTGGAAGAAGTTTAATTCTAACATGGCAATATCCGTTGAGTATGATTTAGAATATTAATGAAAAGTTTATTTGATTTTATCGTTGAGCCAGTAGGCCAGCGATATTCTAATGAAATTAAAGTAGGTGACAAAAGCCTTATAATTAATACTCAAGTAGAAACTTTTAAGTCTGTAAATAATATAGCTAAAGTTATTGAAGTTCCTTTATCAATTAAAACTGATATTAAAAAAGGTGACTTAATAATGATCCATCATAATGTATTCAGAAGATGGTATAATATAAGAGGTGAAGAAAAAAATAGTAAATCTTTTTTTAAAGATAATTTATATTTTGTTCAACCAAATCAAGTTTATTTATATAAAAGAAAAGATACGTGGTGTTCAGTTAACAACAGATGTTTTATAAGTCCTATTAAAAGTAATGATAATAGGTTTTCTGATCAAGAGCAATACCTTATTGGTGTATTAAAATATGGTAATAGTGTCTTAGAGACGCTAGAAATCAACGAGGGAGACTTAGTTGGTTACACGCCTAATGGAGAATATGACTTTGTCGTTGATGGCAAAAGGTTGTATTGTATGAAATCTAATGATATTGTTATAAAATATGAACGTCAAGGAAACGAAGTTGAATATAATCCAAGCTGGGCACAAAGCGGTTGAAGAACTTATTAAAGTTGCTAAAGAAGCTATTGTCGATTCAGGAGATGATATTACAGCAGATAGATTAAAGAACGCAGCGGCTACAAAAAAGCTAGCTATATTTGATGCATTTGAAATTCTTAACAGAATTCAAGATGAAGAAAATATGTTAAATGATGTACCAAAAGAAGAAGTTGTAGAAAAAAGCTTCTCTGGCTTTGCAGAAAGACGATCTAAATAATGTACAAGCAAACATTATACAAGAAAATTGAACACATAAAACCTCATGTAATTAAGAGGTTAAACAAGTCAAAGAAGTGGGCTTATGGTTATAACAAAGAATATGATGTTATAGTAATAAGTAAGACTGGTCAAATTGGTGATATATACGAAATTCAAAATTTAGTAATCGCTTTACCGCTTGAAGATAATGTATTTAAATTATCTGAAAAAAAAGAAGACCAACGTTGGCAAGTCTTTGAGCCACGAAAAGAATTAAAAAATATTAAAACAATATTTGACTGGAAATCATATCCAAATACTTTTAAAGAGAAGCTTCATGATTACATCGACGAAGAGTTTAAAAGAAGAGACGAAGGTTTCTGGTTTTATAACAAAGGTATTCCTACCTATATTACTGGCACTCACTACATGTATTTGCAATGGTCAAAGATTGATGTTGGGCAAGCAGATTTTAGGGAGGCAAACAGATTATTCTTTATATTCTGGGAAGCTTGTAAGTCCGATACACGATCATACGGTATGTGTTATCTTAAAAACAGAAGGAGTGGATTCTCTTTTATGGCGTCAGGCGAGACTGTTAACTTGGCCACAATATCTAGTGATGCTAGATACGGTGTCTTATCAAAGTCAGGATCAGATGCTAAAAAAATGTTTACAGACAAGATTGTTCCAATCTCCGTTAACTATCCATTTTTTTTCAAACCAATACAAGATGGGATGGACCGTCCAAAAACAGAACTTGCTTACAGAGTTCCTGCTTCAAGATTCACTAGAAAAAAACTTGATAGCAATGAACAAATGGAAGAAATCGTTGGATTGGATACAACTATTGACTGGAAAAATACAGGAGACAACTCCTATGATGGAGAAAAGCTTGCATTACTTGTACACGATGAAGCAGGTAAATGGGAAAAGCCAGAGAACATACTAAACAACTGGCGTGTTACAAAAACAACATTAAGATTAGGTAGTAGAATTATAGGTAAGTGTATGATGGGATCAACGTCAAACGCTTTAGATAAAGGAGGTAGAAACTACAAAAAATTATACGATGATTCAAACGTTAGTAAAAGAAACCGCAATGGACAGACTCGCTCAGGATTATATAGCTTGTTCATACCTATGGAATGGAACTACGAAGGATACATTGATTCTTATGGATACCCTGTCTTTGAAACTCCAAAATCCAAAACTTATGGAGTTGATGACCAAGAGATTGAAATTGGCGTCATTGAACACTGGGAGAATGAAGTAGAGGGTCTTAAGGAAGACTCTGATGGACTTAATGAATTATATCGACAATTTCCACGCACAGAGAAACATGCGTTCAGAGATGAAACAAAACAATCTTTATTTAATCTAACTAAGATTTACGAACAAATAGATTATAATGAAGACTTAAGACATTCAGGGGTTGTTACTCAGGGTAATTTTCAATGGGAAGATGGGATTAAAGATACAAGCGTTAGATTTGTTCCTAGTAAACAAGGTAGATTTATGGTTTCTTGGGTTCCTGACAAATCTCAACAAAATAGAATAATAATAAAAAATGGAAATAAATTTCCTGGTAATGAACACATGGGAGCTTTTGGTTGTGATTCATATGATATATCTGGAACAGTGGACGGAAGAGGATCTAAAGGATCGCTTCATGGTTTAACAAAATTTAGTATGGAAAATGCTCCACCTAATTTATTTTTTTTAGAATATATATCAAGACCTCCAACTGCTGAAATATTTTTTGAAGATGTATTAATGGCTTGTGTATTTTATGGCATGCCAATTCTTGCAGAGAATAATAAACCAAGACTATTATATCATTTTAAAAGAAGAGGTTATAGAGGTTTTGCAATGAATAGACCAGATAAGACTATGTACAAACTATCTGTGACAGAAAAAGAAATAGGTGGTATTCCAAATTCTAGTCAAGATGTTAAGCAAGCTCATGCAGCAGCTATTGAAGCGTATATAGAAATGTTTGTAGGTTACAATAACGAACAATATGGGACAATGTATTTTCAAAGAACACTTGAAGATTGGGCAGCTTTTAATATAAATGATAGAACTAAGCATGATGCTTCGATTAGTTCGGGACTTGCAATCATGGCTTGTAATAAAAATAAATATAGACCCGTTGCCGAAACAGTGAAAGAACCTTTGAATTTAAGTTTTTCAAAGTATGACAATAGAGGCAATGAATCAAAAATAATTAATAGATGAAATTAAACACTGGTATCAATAGTGCGTTTCCAAGTCAGATGGTATCTGAAGGGGAAAAGAAAACTGAAGAATATGGTTTGTTGGTTGGGCAAGCTATTGAATACGAATGGTTTAGAGGAGGAAGAGTAAATGGAAGTAGATGGAATACAGGTTATCAGCAGTTTCATAATCTTAGATTATATGCTAGAGGAGAACAGAGTGTTCAAAAATATAAAGATGAATTATCTATTAATGGTGATTTGTCTTATTTAAATTTAGATTGGAAACCAGTACCTATTATACCTAAGTTTGTAGATATAGTTGTTAATGGTATAGCTTCTAAGGATTATGATATAAAAGCTTATTCACAAGATCCGCAATCATTAAAATTAAGAACTGAATATGCATCGAATATTGTAAAGGATATGTATTCTCAGGATTTAATAGAAAAAGCAAAACAAACAACTGGGCAAAACTTTGCTAGTTCTAATATACCACCTGCAGACCTACCTAGAACAAAAGAAGAATTAGAGCTTCACATGCAATTGAGTTATAAGCAGTCTATTGAAATAGCAGAAGAAGAAGTTATTAATACTGTATTGGCTAATAATAAATACTTTTTAACTAAAAAAAGAGTTATTGAGGATATAACAACTATAGGTATAGGAGCTGTTAAAACTTCGTTTAATAAATCTAATGGTGTTGTAGTAGATTACGTGGATCCAGCTAATTTAGTTTATTCATATACTAATGATCCTAATTTTGAAGATGTTTATTATGTAGGTGAAATAAAGTCTATGACTTTAGCTGAAATCAAAAAAAGATTTCCATATCTTACAGATGAAGAAATGGAGCAAATGGTTAGATATCCTGGTCGTGATGGTTATATAGCTAATCCTAATTATGACAATGATTTAGTTCAAGTATTATTTTTTGAATATAAAACGTTTATTGATCAAGTTTTTAAAATAAAAAGAACAGATCAAGGTTTAGAAAAAACATTACAAAAGCCAGATACTTTTAATCCACCAGAAAGTGATAATTTTAATAGAGTTTCAAGAAGCATAGAGGTATTATTTAGCGGAGCTAAAGTTATGGGTGTTCCACAAATGCTAGAGTGGAAACTAGCTAAGAATATGACTAGACCCACCGCTGACACTACTAAGGTTAACATGAATTACAACATGTGCGCACCTAACTTATATCAAGGTCGTATAGAATCTTTAGTAAGTCGTATTACTAGTTTTGCTGATATGATACAATTAACATCGTTAAAATTACAACAAGTAATTCAACGTATGGTTCCAGATGGTGTATTCGTTGATGTTGATGGTTTAGCTGAGGTTGATTTAGGTAATGGCACTAATTATAATCCACAAGAAGCTTTGAACATGTATTTCCAAACTGGTAGTATTGTTGGTAGAAGCTTAACACAAGATGGTGATCCTAATAGAGGTAAAGTACCAATACAAGAATTACAATCATCTAGTGGTAACGCAAAGATACAAGCTTTAATACAGACTTATCAATACTACTTACAGATGATAAGAGATGTTACCGGTTTGAACGAAGCTAGAGATGGTAGTCAACCAGATAAAGATTCTTTAGTTGGGTTACAAAAAATGGCTGCTAACGCTTCAAACATAGCTACAAAACATATATTAGATGCGGGTTTATATTTAACACTTCGAACATGTGAAAACATTTCATTAAGAGTTGCCGACGCTTTAGATTTTCCTTTAACAGCAGATTCTTTAAAAGAAAGTATCTCTGTTTATAATGTAGAAACTTTAAAAGAAATACAAAACTTAAATCTTCATGATTTTGGTATATTTTTAGAACTAGAGCCTGATGATGAAGAGCAAGCTCAATTAGAACAAAATATACAAGTAGCATTGCAAACTCAAGGTATTGACTTAGAAGATGCAATAGATATACGTCAAATAAAAAATATTAAGTTAGCAAATCAAATGCTTAAACTTAAGAGAAAACAAAAACAAGAGCAAGATCAAGCAAATCAAAAAGCAATGATTGCTGCTCAAGGTGAAGCAAATGCTAAAGCGGCAGAGCAAGCGGCTATGAATGAAGTTGAAAAACAACAAGCTTTAGCTCAAACAGAAATCCAAATTGAACAAGCCAAGTCTCAGTTTGAAATACAGAGAATGGAACAAGAAGCTTTGATTAAAAAACAAATTATGGCTGAACAATTTCAATATGATCTTCAGTTAGCTAAACAAACAAGTGCTGGCGTAGGAGAAAAAGAACAATTTATTGAAGATCGTAAAGATAAAAGAACAAAACTACAAGCGACACAGCAATCAAAAATGATTGATCAACGTCAAAACGATTTATTACCTACAGATTTTGAATCAGCTGGTAATGATAATTTAGAAGGATTTGGTTTAGAGCAGTCTGCTCCACAATAAACCTATT